AAGATAAAGAATTTATAGAAAAATTGATTGAACTATTTGTTAAACAACTAAATATAGTTGAATAGTGGTGTGTCACAGTACAAAAAACATTGGAAAATAAATTGAATACCATGCTTGACATAGATAGTTAAGTGTGGTATACTTAAGTCAAGTTAGAGAGGGAGGGTAAAACAAATGAAGCAAGTAGTTAAAGGCGAAATATATTACGCAGATTTAGGAAGTGGCAAGGGTTCAGAGCAAAATGGTGTACGACCAGTAATTATAATTCAAAATAATCATGAGAACAAATTCTCATCAACAACAATAATAGCACCAATAACAGGACAATTCAAAAAATTTGATAAAACTCATATAATACTAGATTGCTTGAGAAAAAAATCAAATATACTACTCGAACAAATGAGAGTTGTTGATAAAAGTAGATTAAAAGAATACATTTGTAAGGTTGATGACAAAACTATGATTGAAATTAATCGTAAAATACTCATTACACTTGGTATATAAATGTGAAGGAGGATATATGATATTATATAGTAATAGTTGCCCAAAATGTAAAATATTAGAGGAAATGTTAATTGATAAAGGATTTATATTTCAGAAAACAAACAACTTCGCAAAACTAATACGATTGGGTTTTAGGTCCGCACCAGTATTAGAAATAGAAAATACAGATATACTATTAACGTATGACGAAGCAATAATATATATAAAAGGAGATAGAATATAATGGTAATGGTGTTATATAGTAACAACTGTCCAAGATGTATCATATTAGAGAGGGAGTTAGAAAGACTTGGTTTGGATTATGAAAAGTGCAACAACTTCACAAAAGTAATGATGATGGGGTTTAGGTGTGCACCAGTATTAAAGATACAAGATGGTGTTATGTTAAACTTTGATGAATCATTAAGGTATTTAGACGAAAAGGAAAAGGGGAGACGATAATAATGGCTAGGAAATTAATAAATTCAAAAGAGATAGTAGAAGGTTATTTATTTGATAAAACGTGGAGGGTTAAAGAGAACTCAAATTCTCCAAAATCATTTGGTGGGTTGAACAAGTATATAGCTGGAGAAGTTAGTAAAAATTATTGGTTGAATGATGTATATACCGAAAAGATGAAAAATGCTTATCTAAAAGGTGACATGCATATACACGATTTAAGTGGTTTAACCCTTTATTGTTGTGGATTTTCTATGGAGAACATATTAAATTTGGGCATTCAAGGGGTAAGCAATATCCCAACGTCGGCTCCTGCTGGTCACTTTGATTCTGCATTAAATCAGATTGCCAACCTTATAACAGTATATCAAAATGAAATAATGGGAGCTGTAGCGTTGAATAGCTTAGACACCTTTCTAGCTCCATTCATTGCCAACGATAACCTAACTTACAAACAAGTTAAACAATCAGTACAGAACTTCATATACAGTATCAACAGTAATTCAAGAGGTGGAGCAGAACCAGCATTCACCAATGTAACACTTGATGTAACTGTTCCAAGTGACATGAGAGATAAAGCCGTTATAATTGGTGGTAAAGCCACTTGTGATACCTACTCGGAGTTCCAAGATGAAATCAACATCTTCAATGATGTATTCTGTGACCTAATGCTTGAAGGTGACGCAAAAGGTGAGCCATTCGCTTACCCAATAATAACTTATAACATCAGTAAGAGTTTTGATTGGGATAGTGTGACAACCGATAAAATGTTTGAATTAGCAGGAAAGTTTGGTTACCCTTATTTTGCTAACTTTATTAACTCTGATATGGAAGAATCTGATATTCGTTCAATGTGTTGTAGGTTTAGAATTGACCTGAGAGAACTTAGAAGACGCAATGGTGGATTGTTTGGTAGTGGTGATTCAACTGGCTCTATAGGGGTGGTAACGATAAATTTACCAAGGATAGGTTATGAAGCTACTAGCGAGAAAAACTTGTTCAAACGGTTAGATAAAGTGCTTATATTGGCTAAAGATTCTTTGGAATTGAAACGCACATTCCTAAAGGATATAATATTGGATGGTGGTATGATTCCTGCATATAGCAGATATGTAGGTACACTGGATAATCATTTCAGCACTATCGGAGAGATTGGTAAGAATGAAATGTGTGAGAATTTCCTTGGAGAAGATTGTGATATACTATCAGAAGAAGGTAGTGCATTATCACTAAGAGTTGGGGAATTTTTCAGAACGAAGTTAGCTGATTTTCAAGAGGAAACTGGAAGTCCGTACAACTATGAATCAACTCCAGCAGAGGGAACATCTTACAGACTAGCCCTTAAAGATAAGCTACAATACGCAGATATAATAACAAGAGGTACGGAGGATGCCCCATACTACACAAACTCATGTAACATCCCAGTAGCCAAGATTACGAGCATACACGATACCTTTGAGCATCAAGACGAGTTTCAGACACAATATACTGGTGGCACAGTGGTTCACAACTATCTCAATGGTGCTATTAGTGGGGCAAAGGCTAAACACATCATTAGAACTATACTCACGAAGTATAAAGCACCATATACAGACATATCTCCAATAAATAGATACTGCGAGGAACATGGATATATTGAGCAACATGTAGACGTATGCCCAGAATGTGGTAAAAAAGTAGAAATGTATCAAAGGGTCACGGGCTATATAAGAAAAGTTTCAAATTTCAATGTAGGAAAATCACAGGAGTTCAAAGAAAGAAACCAGTTAGATGGAAATAAACAATAAATAATGATTGACAAGTCCTACAAGGTAGTGTATTATATATCTTGTATGCAAATAAAAACAACGGGGGGGAATGTAAAATGAATATTAAATATAAATTTATAACACATGAGGTACTTGGTGATGCCGTTTTTGTGGGTGCTACAATAGTGGCAGATGGATGTAAGTTCAAATGCAAGAATTGTCATAACAAAGGGTTGAAGAAAGAAAAATCTGTAACAGATAGTGCAGAGAATATTATAGCTGAGATTAAACAGAATTCATTCAACGAAGGAATAATCCTAAGTGGCTTAGAGTGGAGTTTACAACCATTAGAACTTATTGAACTATGCAGACTAGCATCAGATAATGAACTTAAAGTTGCAATCTATACAGGTTGCGAATTGACACAGTTCCATCAGAGACTAGGTATGGCTTGTGCTAAGAAAACTGGATTGATGGTAGAAGTTGAAGCTGGTATTGAAACTGAGAATGATAGATTGGTGTATGCTTATATTGGAAGTACAGTATTGGATGAATATATAAAAGACGAATATTATATAAAAACTGGTCTGTACGATGAAACAAAACTTGTTGATGATAACACACCATTTGGAATAAAACTTGCCAGTAGTAATCAGCAAATCTACAAAATAAAGGCGGTTAAATAATGGACATTAATGTTAAATATTTCGGTGATGATGTACCAAGACTTGTTAAGAAAGATAGAGCAGATTGGGTTGATTTATCAGTAGCAAATGTCTTTATAGTAGACAATAATGAACATAACATTAAATTAGCTCTTAAGCATAGAATGGTTGACCAGTGGGGTGATAATGATAGACTATGGTTTGATAAAGGTAGTGTAATTGTTATGAGATTTGGTATAGCAGTAGAGTTACCACATGATAAGAAAGCTAATGTACTGGTAAGAAGTAGTTTATTCGCTTCATATGGCCTGATACTAACCAACGGTGTTGGATGTATAGACCATGTATATAAGGGAAATGATGACGAGTGGATTGGTGTATTCTACTGTACTAGAGAAGGATATATAACACAGTATGACAGGGTGTGTCAGTTTGAAGCAACAGATAGAATGGATGCTACACTCCATGAGGTAGATGAATTAAATAATGTTGACAGAAATGGATATGGTCAGAGTGGTAAACAATAAGTCGAAATTGAAAGGAAGATTAATTTATGTTAGAAAAATTAGCCAAATGGTATTTAATTAGATGTATGAAAGGGTTAAAAAGCACTGAAATAGTTATTAATGAAGAATTTTGGACTTACAGAAAGAGGAATAAAGAGAGAGAAGAGTCTATAAAAAAGACATTAGCTTTAATAAAATAATAGGGGACAGCACGGGGAGAAATCCCCTTACATAATTTAAAATAGTTGTTGACATTGATTCAAAATGATGATATACTGTATTTAATGAAGGGAGACAGTTAATATGAATTTAACAATTAAATATGATGTTAGTGCAACGGACTATTGTGGTGAATTTGTTGAGCCAAATATAATTAAAATTTATGTGAATCAATGCAGAAAGGTTAAAAGAAGCATAAAAAATGTAATTGCACATGAACATGTACATTATATTATTTATAATATTAATATTCTGCATTATTTAATTAATAAACTAAACGGCCACAGTATAAAAAATGTAGGAACAAAGGAATTATAAATCCTGATGAAGTTTATAAATATTTGATTGAGGAAAATATATGTGATTTTATAGCAAATATAATAAGCAAAAGATACTATAAATAAAATTATAAAAGGGGAACTGGTTATGAAAGAAAGAAGTTGTGAAGATTGTGGTTACTGTAAAGAACATTTATATTTTAGTTATTGTGGTTGCTATGAAAGACAAGACCTTGTTGCATCAAAAAGTTTAGATTACAGCGAAGCAGAAACTTGTGAGTTTTATGATGATGATAGTTGGATGAAGTAAGGAGGGTATAATTATATGATAAACGATATAACATTAATATTACAAGTGGCTTGGAAGATGCATTGGTTATGGATACCCGTAATATTTATATTGTTAGCAGAAGTAATTTACGAAAATAAAAAATAGTTCTTGACAAGCTGAACGATAAGCTGTATAATGAATTTAGAGTTAAGAGGGGGGAATTATAAATGGAAGATGTTAAAGACTTAAACTGTGGAGATTGCAAAGAGAGAAATTGTGCTAAGGATGACCACAGAGTACCATGTTGCTTATATTGTAAACATATTATGGAACACATTATATGCTCTAAATGTAGAGGAATAACTAATAGTTTGGATTGTAAATTTAAGGAGGTAGAATAATGAAAAATATATATGAAATTTCTTGTCCGTTATGCACGAGTAAATTAGAAGTGAAAGAAGTTTATGATGGCATGAGAGAATTTAAGTGTGTTAATTGTGGATGCAAAGTTCAGTTTAAAAGTTGGGAACAACAAGGAATGTTTACTGGAAAATAAAGGGGTGTTACAATGAAGAAATTAGAGTTGAGAAGGAGGAATTATTACTGATGAAAATAAATGCTAATGGTACAATAACGGTGACTAGGGAAGAAGCACTATATCCAAAGTTCATAAAAGAAGTCTTGAACCTCATGGTGAGAGCAGAGTATAATGATGGAGAGATAATCCATAGTAGATGGTCTACACTATACAATGCGTATGACATGATGTACGATTGTGATGTAAGGAAGAGTTTTAAAGCTTATAGATATGACGTTAATATGGTTAATATGTTGGAGTATTTAGCTAGAAGGGGTGAGCTAACTTCACTGCTTATGGTAGCTTGTAAGATATACCCAAAAGAATTTGAAATACACAGATATTTAAATGTGGATGGGTGCGAATAATGATGAAAAAAGTAATTATAGTAGTTGTAGTTGCAATGAGTGTTGCAATAATTACCACAAATATAGAAAGACATAAAGAACTAGTAAAACCACAAACCGAAACTGTAGGTAAATACCGTAAGGCAGTTCCGATAGTGGAAGAAGTTATTGTTCCAAAAATAGTGGAAAAAGAGCCAATTATAGTGTGTGAGGTCGCTCCTAAGCCCTCTAAGAAGGTGAGGGTGGACAATCGTATCTCCATGACAGTGTTATCAACCGCTTATGCACCAACAGGCAACCTAACTTACACAGAAACAGTTCCTATGGAGGGTAGAACGATAGCAGTGGATAAAAACGTAATCCCACTTGGAACTAAGGTGCATATAAAAGGATATGGAGATTATATAGCAGAGGACACTGGCGGATTGGTTAAAGGAAAGCGAATAGATATATTTATGGACTCAAAACGAGATTGTATCGAATTTGGGGTTAAGCATTTAGAAATTAGTTTTGAAAGGTAGGGTGTATAAATGAAACAGTTAATTAGTCCTTGTGGTAAAACAATATTAGTTGATGATGATTGTTTTGATTATCTCAATCAATGGCAATGGAGTTTAAATCCAAATGGATATGCTAGAAGAACTATCAGAACAAGCTCTGGTGGTGCTAGTCTTAAACTTCATAGAGTAATCATGAATACACCCAAAGACCTTGTAGTAGACCATATAAATGGGAATCCCCTTGATAATAGAAAGTGTAATTTGAGAATATGTACTCGTTCTCAGAATCAAATGAATCGTACAAAAGTTGCCACACACAATAAAAGTGGAACAACTGGTGTATGTTGGATTAAGTCTAGGTCAAAATGGAAAGTTCAAATATCAATTGAGGGTAAGAATAAACACATTGGATATTTTGATGATTTAGATAAGGCTATACTAATTAGAAAAGACGCAGAGTTAAAATACTATGGTGTATTTGCACCAACATTATAAAAGAAACATTTAGAAATTAAATTTTAAGGAGGTGTTAATATGTTTATAGACAATGATGTGATTGAATTTATTTGGGATAGCGAGGAATGGTTTGGACTTAAACATTTAGATGTAGATGCAATGGATTACGAGGATATAGTTGAATATGTAGAATGGTTAAATTATCTTTGGGCAAAATAGTTTATGAAGGTGGTGATTAATATTAAAACATATTACGTACGTCTTAGATGTGGAATATGTGGAGAGGTAATGCGGACAAAATGGCATAAGAGCAGGACACTACTTTGGATTGAAAAGAAAATTATAATTAAAACTCATAAATGTAAGAAATAACTTGACTTCATTAAATATATATGATATACTGTATTTAGATTAAAAAAAAGGAAGTGGTTGTCAATGGCTAGAATGACAAAGAAGGAAGTGTTAGTAGAGCAAGAATCATTTCTCGTAAACAAGAAAGGTGAATATCAGTACAGTCCAAAATGTATAAGATGTGTTAAAGATTGTAAGCAGAGTTTCAGAGTAACAATTGAGTATTGTCCATATTATAAAAAGGCGGTGAAATAGATGAATCATAGAAAAGGTATAGAGATATGTAATGAATGTTTTCAGGAAGCTGAGTGTTTGGTGGTGACTCATATGAAATACTCATTCTGTAGTAGCACAGAAGTGGATTACTGCTTGTGTCAGAGTTGCATTGATGATGTTATGAGTGGTGATTGTAGTGAGTAATAAAAGCAAAGTTTTAGCCACGATACACATTGATGGGAAAAAGTTGCTTATGAACAGAAGTGGCAAGGCTAACAGACATGATGATGATGTTACTAGGGGATGTGGCACTCACGTTCCAAAGAAGCACAAAGAAAAGAGTAAACAAAAAATAAAAAATAGCTTGAAGGAGGAATATTAAAATGGGAAAAATGAGCGAATTAGATATAATATTAAAAGATTTACTAGATGGTACAGAGGGGGATGAAATTATTATAGCAATGGCAGGTGACTATGAGGATATGCAAGATGCAATGTCATATAAAGTAATGATGGCCGAAAAAGGGGAAAGGCTTGCAAGAGCTAGCGAAGAGCAAGTGAAAAATGAAATAGCAGAAAAAGAAGAAGCCCAGAGAGTAGAAAAGGAAAAAGCAGAAAGAGCAGAAAAGGAAAAAGCAGTGTCAGAGAGAGACAATCAAGCTGATGTGTTGGATTTATTCACAGTAGGTATACTCGGTTGTGACATGGTAATAAAAATCGACTCGGGGCTTAGATATATGGTAGATAAAGAAACCTTTATGACTAATGACGAATATGATACCATAAAGGCTATTGTTGGACATATCACTGGAAGAATTGGAGGTCATGAATAATGGATAGATTAAGAAAGTATAAGGTTGGGGATTTGGTTGAATGTGTAGCTATCACACCATGGAATGTGGAGAAACTTTGTCTTGGTGCATACTACAGTGTTGAAGGTTCAACATTTCTTGTAGATGATGTAGTGTACTCTGTTAAGAGTATAGAAACTGATAAAATATATTACTCTATAGATAGATTTGAAAGGGTTGGCGAGGTTGTACGGCACGCTGATGGACATGAGGAGGAGTATCCAAACGCTCCCGAAGAACTTGACATAATCAGCGAGACGATACCAACACATCCAGATTCTACGTTCGCTAGGGTCAACCACCCAAAGCACTACAATTCATATGGGGGATTCGAGGTAATAGACGTCATTGAACAAGTTACGGAGCATCTGAAAGGCATTGAGTGTGTATGTATTGGAAATGTAATCAAGTATGTGCTGCGATATCAGTTCAAGAATGGTGTAGAAGATTTAAAAAAGGCTAGATTTTATTTGGATAAGGTAATAAAGAAGTTGGAAAGGGACAATAATAAGGTATAACTGCAATGTCGTGCAGTACACTCTATTTAGAGTGGAAAGGGGTGGTCTATTTCTAGTCTTATCTGGAACTGGAGGTGATACCGTGGCATTTAAAAAGAAAGATGTAAAGAAAGATAAAAAGAAAGAAGAAAAGAAAGATAAAAAGAAAAAATAATGGTTGACATCCTCCTTTATCCATGGTATAATAAGTTATAGCTTAGATAGGGGAGGGGTACTTGGTCGGGATGAAGACTTAAAACTCAATCCAAGGCCAGAGTAAACTGTGAAAAATCGTTTTAATAGAGGTTGTGAAGCCTACCAAAATCATATTGTAATACGTAGTTTTAGTGCTAACCTACTACAAAACACTATCTCAACACATAAGAGATTAAATATGTCGTGGTTTATAACTTAGTACCCACGCAAATAAGCAAAGTCGTGTATCCTGCGTTAATGGAAACTTTAATAGATACGGAGGAGGGTTTATAATGACAAAGTATGTGGTAACTTATGACGAGGAAATGGATACTATATCATCCTCATATGTAGCAACTTCAACCATAGTAATCAGTGGTCCAGACTTACAATATATGATTGACCATAATAGCATTGCAATTAAATTAATGGTAGAATTAAAATCTTAATTGGACGGAGGTGGTTTAAATGGGTAAAATGGGATTCATAACTGATGAGACGGACACAACGGATAGTGAGGTTGAACCATTGGACCTCAATGATACCATCCGACAAGCTATCAACACACTTGGCGAGTATATGATGGATGATAATAGTGTGATTAAAGGAATATCGGTTTCAGTAAATGTGAACGGCGAGTACACGTCCAATATAAAATATTAGGAGGGCGAATGATGTTAAATATAATAAGAGAGAATTTGAAGAAGGTTGTGAATAATATGTACGGGTGTCCAAAAGATTTTGGCTTAGTTAATGTTGGGTGTAGGATTAAGAACAAAGTGCCAAATATGAGCTGTAATGAATGTTGGACTAAAGCGATTATGGAGGAGGAAGAATAATATGATAAATGTAGATAAAGAACAAACAGTGGTGGAATTTGGGTTTGGTGATGTAATAATGACGAGTTGTACTTCAAATACTATTGATGGTAGAATACGAGGTGTATTGGGTATGCGAGAGGGCCCCATGGGTGTATGTGGAACCGTTGTTAAAGTAAACAAACAAGGTGCCATAAGTAATTCTCCAGTAGTGCTAAGTTTTAATAATGTAAACAGTATAGATGTGCTTATAGCCTCGCTAGAACGTACTAAAAAATTATTACTTGGAGGTGTTTGTTAATGGCAGTTTTAGTAGCAACATTGCTCACTTTAATCGGAGTTGAATTACTCATGGCATGGTTACTACAAACTATACTATTAGCTTTTGGATTTTCAATAGGCTATTGGTTATGCCTTGGAATACTATTCTTGGTAAGTGTGATATTCAATTCAAAGGGAGGTAAATAATATGAAATTAACTAAATTAGAGGTATTGGCATTGAGTTTCCTGGAAAGCGAATGTGATAATGAATGTAGTTGTGATGATTGTGGTGCAAGTGAGTTCTGTGGTGAGATATGTGTGTATTTTGAGAAAAACGGACTAAGAAATTGTGATGAAGTGGATACCCAATGTGACGATAATAGGGAGGTAAAGTAATATGGGAAAATACAGAAAGTTGCCAGTAGTTATTGAGGCAGTACAGTTAGGTTGGTCAACTTGGTGTGAGATTTGTGATTTTGTGGACTATGATTCATTTGAAGGAGTTTGTCACATTGATTCTATGGGCGCTGAACTACCAAAAAACACTTCTAATAATGGTACTGGGTTAAGGATTAAAACTCTCGAAGGTATAATGATAGCAAGCGAAGGTGACTATATAATAAAAGGTGTAAATGGTGAATTTTATCCATGTAAACCACAGATATTTGAAAAGACATATGAAGCAGTTTTGACAGATGAGGAGGAAGAGCTTGCAGAAATTGAAAAAGCCAATGAATCAGCTGATGAATATTTAGTCAATGATTGGTCAGATAATACGCAGTATTCAGAGGAAGATGAGAGTATTATGCATAAAATTGATATGGAAATTAAAAGGAAGAGGCACATATGTTAGAGTGCATAGTTAATACGAACCGTACCTACAGAGTTAAAGATTCAAATATAGAATTGTGGATGGCTGACTTTGGTTTTGGAGATACAGTGGAAGAAGCAAGAGAGAATTATCTCCATAATGTTGAGGTATATGTTAGCAAAGTAATTAGGGCATCTTCCAAAATTAGGATGGAGCAGGCATTGGAAATGAAAATGACTGTAATGGAAATGGCTGATTTTGCAATAAATGTATGTGGGTTGGAACTAGATTCTTAAATTTGTCACTACTTTGTCACAGTAACAATGAGGCAAGTAGTGGCTTTAAAAAAGGCTATGACTAACTTGTCACTACTTTGTCACTATTTTGTCGAGTGCTAATAGCCTCATTCTAACCCCTTTTTACCCTCTTTTTACCTCTTTTTCTTAGTGACAAATAGAAAAGAGAAAAAGAGTATATAAATAGAAATAGAGGTATAGAATAGTATAAAGGATGGGGAAAACGCGTCATATTTGTAATGGCAACGTTCAAAGTGAGTGAGAGCCCCAGAGAAGGTTGACAAACCGAATTGTCATTTTTGTCACACAGCAATCTAATAATTTTACTTGGAAAGGGACATAATATAACTGAATGAGGTGATTACAATGGCGAGAACGTATAAATCAAAGAATATTGGTACAAAACCAAGTATGAGTGGAGGTGATAATATGGGAAAAGAGTATGAAGACAAGCATAAGGAAAAAGGCGAGGATGATAAAGGATTAGGCTTTATGGCTGACTTGTTCAGGCTATCCGTTTCAAAAATGCACATTGACCACTCAGCATGGAAAGTTGAGGATGTAGCAAGGGAAGTTGCAGGATACTTTGAATACTGTGAGATAAAACAATTGAAACCGTATATGAATGGAATTTGTCTTTATATGGGAATGTCAAAGTCTACCATGTACGAATGGATGGCTAACCCTCAAAAGTACGGGGCAAAATCGGACATTTTAACCCAAGCGAAGATGATTTTGGAAGGTCAATATATCGACAGAGCAGAGAAATACCCTACTGCGAACCTGTTTATGCTGCGTGCAGGACACAATTATATTGAGACTAGTAAATTGGATGTACAAACTACTCCAAATACGGTACAGAACGTGGACGAAATAGCAGAAGCAGTTAAAAAGTTAGGATTGGACAAGAAATAGTAGTATTGAGGTGGGAAATGGCTCCCCATACGCCGTGAAAATGGTTATCAGAGATGTAGGATACGCCGACCTACTAATACTAATGTTAAGTACGAAATAAGCGATTTTCACATTGGGGCTATGAGCTGGATGTGGAGGTCGCTTTTTTCTAAATATCGATTCTAAGCGATTTAATACCTATTCCCCTTACGATTGTACCTCGAGAGAAAACGATAGGCTTAGAATCGACGTGAGGAATTAAAATGAGATTTCAAATCGGCTTTTTCTCACCTTTCAAATCGGATGTTTTCAAATCGGCTTTATAAGAGTTTTCAAATCGGTTATGGCACAGATTTCAAATCGGTTTTATGGACGATTCTCATTCTCACACGAGCGCTGCCATCAACTGCAACTGAGAATCAGTCTCGACTGAGACATAGCCTCACTTCACTACATTAAAGTGCTGCACTTCACACTTCTACACTTCAACGTGCTAAAGTGAATTGTGTGAATATTCAGAATTGTTTGTATTGTTTGACACAATTAGAATATTCAGAATTGTTTACCATAGCAAGTTTCATGCCAACTTTTATGCACTAATAATGCATAAAACCTAAGAGGTATTCGATACTACATTCATGCAAGTTCCAAATCCAAAACTTGCAGAAATAAGTCTTGACATATCCAAATAAAAGGAGTATAATCACACGCGCGCACACACGTTCTATTATTTGAAGCGAAAATTAATTTGAACTATTTCACTGAAATGTATTGACAAACGCCAAAATAAATGAGATAATGTTATTAGAAAGAGGGGAGGCGAACAAGATGTACAATATGAGTATGGAAAAAGCAGGAAACGCATATACAGTTCAATTTGATAATGTTGTGGTAAAGTTTGACAGCAAGGAGTTAGCAATGGAATTCATAATTAAGGTATTGGTTGAAACTGGCAGAATGGGTTACTAAAAAGAATTTTAATAAAAGGGTTGACAACCAAACGAATACATGTTATTATATAGGTAGTGGCAAGGACAACAACTTAATTTTATCCAACTAAGCAAGGACTTCTAGTCCTAAACGGTGTTAAAAGAAAGTTGTTGACAAGTGGCAAAATACATGGTATAATAAATATAGAAAGGTGGTGGTGCTCATGTTAGTAAAATTATATAATAAGATTACTGAAAAACAGTTAGTATCGGTGGCATTATATTTCACAACAGTTATTATTGGATGCATGTTATATGTTTATAAATATAATTATCAAGGATAAGCTTGACAAGTGATGAAGTACATGATATAATGTAGTTAGTAGCAAAGCAGCAACAAAATAAATACATGGAGGTCTAACAATGGACATTGAAACAATGATTTCTGAACTAACAAAGAATTATGATTTGAAAACTTGTGTATTAGCAGAGACAGTCGAGGAGGTTGCGTTTGACGGAACTAAGGAGTATACAATAGTAACAACGTACTTTGATACTAACATTGGTGAAATAGCATATGGACATGATGGAGTTATAACCCTACTCGAGTCCAGAGAAACGGAGGCTGTAATAATGGAAAATATAAGGATAACACAAACAACAAGTAACTACGCAAAAAGAGGTAATAAGTGGGTTGAAATGGCTAGTTATAAAACTATAGTTGACGAAAACACATATGACAATGTTGTAAATAGCAAATCATTCTTCGCTAATTTAGGTGCACATGAACGGTATACAAAGAGCTACACATGCAAGGGTTATATAGTAACTAGGATTAATTCAATCTCACCTAATAGACAGAATAAAACGGTTTATAACTTTGAATTTACAAATATTAAGGAGGTTTTATAATGAAGAAAGCAGAATTTAGCGTATCACATGGTGACGTATCAATACACGACGTAACAATGGTAAGAGAGGGCAACACTCTATGGATATATAAGAAAGGTGTATTAGTTACTAATATAATGTTGAGATTCAATAAACTAGTATTCTTCTTCTCCGACTATAGTAGTGACCATACAACAAAGGAAATATACTTCCACATAGTGAAAAACGACGCTTGGAGGTCAGAATAATGAATAATTTAGAGAGAGCAGAAGCCGTGTGGCTAACGCCACCAGAAACAATGCAAGTTTGTGAATGTCAGCAATGTGCTGGGGAGTTATACGAAGGCGATACAATATATAAATTTGATAACATGGATTTTTGTTCTAAGGAGTGCATAGTGGAGTGTTTAATTACTAATGGAGATGTCGAAGAAACACAAGAGTAAAAAATAAAGTTCGCTGGTTCATCTAGAAAGCCAGTAAAAAGGAGTTATACATGGATAATATAAAAGTTGGCAATATGATATCAGATAAAGGAAATGTAGTAGCAAATCAATTTGTAATGAGCATCAATGGAGTTCAATATTTCCAGAGTTACTCAAGTATGATAGCGAAGTGTGATGGTGCTAAGTTGACATTGGGTGCAAATTGGGACTGTTCAATCACTACTATGAAGCATCTATATGCATGGTTAGACGGCAACTGTGGTTGGTTTATATCTACATTACCACGTAAAGCATCTAAGAGGGCAACTATACAGCATGCAATTGACACAGGGCTAATTCAATATGATGGAGGTATGAGCTAATGATTAAACATAAAAGAAATTTATTAATTAAACCTCATTTCCTAAAGGACAATACTGCGAGTCTATGTTTGAATAACTGGGGTGGAATAGTTATCCAACTAACTGAGGATTGTGAGGGTGTAAAGTATCAATTTAATTTTGGAGATAATAAACCAAGTGAAATATTAGAAAGTGAAATAATATATGAGATTAATGAGGACTTCCCAAGTGAGGATGACGACGAATATCAACCATGTTTTTATACATCCAATAATGAGAGGTATTTTATAAATGAATTTATGAGGGATGATATCAGATAACTAATGAGGGTATAAATAGCATATGACAATATAGAAAGTAGGTGATAAAATGTTGTTAATAATACCAATTATATTCTTTATGGAATTAGTTAAAATGTGTAATAGTTAGTACATGATAGAGAGGAGTGCATAATAGCACTTCTTTTTTAATGCTATATATTACTTAACAATTGTTATTACTTAGCAGCATATACTACATGATAACATATAGTACGGGATATTATATATTATATGATAGTTGTTATTGATTAGTAATGTGTATAACATGATAGTTATTATTAACAAACAATTATTATTACTTAGCATAGTTCATTAAACAATAATTATTATTAGGTAGTAACCCCTATTTCAAACTCACTATATGTCACAGCTTACCCCTCCGAGTAACTCCGAGAAAAATTTGAAAAAATGACTTCCATTTTCTCCCAAAGCCAACTCAGTTATTTCCATCTCACTGTGAGTATTATTGCAAGTACAACTAAAGCAATCATTATCCAATAAAGTATATGCAAAATTAATATCATTTTCATCACCTCCCTAAATGTTAAATGCACAAAATATCAGTTCGCCTAGAATTATTATTAGTATAACCCAAAGTGTTATTGGCATTTCTATCAACCCCTTATGTATATTATAGCATTAACGCAACAGAAAGTCAAGATTTATTTTGGAAAACGAGATATTTTATTGGCTTGAAGGGTATTATATACTGAAAAGAAATGAACTGGAGGAGGAGATTAAAATTAAAAAAGATTTTGATATGATAGTTAGTAAGTTGAGTGAAGATATAGAGTGTGTAAATATTTATCCCTTGGGTGACGTCCATATTGGGTCAGCAGAATTTAGCCAAGGGTTATTCGATAAGTGGATGAAGATGGTTTCGGATGATGTTAATGGTTATGTTGTTATTATTGGAGACATGATTGATAATGGCTTAAAGAACAGTAAAACGAACGTATACGAAGCTACAATGAGACCAAGAGACCAGAAAGAATGGCTTAGAAAGGCTCTCTCACCGATAAAACATAAGATTCTAGGCGCTTGTAGAGGAAACCATGAAATTAGGTCTACTTTGGAAAGTGATGATTGTCCGTTATATGATGTTATGAGTAAATTAGATTTGGAGGATTTATATCGTGAAAATATGGCATTTCTTAAGGTTAATCTTGGGTATCGCAATAGAGATAGGCAGTTCAGTTATACTATTGTACTTGCTCATGGTGGTTCTAAAGCAAAGACCTCTAAGTTCGGATACGCTATTGATGGTATGGATATATTGGTTACTGGACACACACATTCCCCAGAATCTAATTTCCCAACCAAGGTTATTATGGACACAAAGAATGAAGTTGTAAAATTACAAGATTATGCTCACATAGTTGTACCATCCTTCGCAGAGTTCGGTGGGTACGCGTTAAGAGGTATGTATATGCCACAAAGTAATAAATTTCCCATCATTAGATTGGATGGAGAAAAAAAAGGAGTTGAAATTAAATGGGTGTAAGAAATATATTTTTAATAATAGACCCAAATATATTTAGTGAAGATGATGTAAGGAAAATAATAAGAGAAGAAGGTTGGGGACATAGTTTTTTATTTCCAACAATGTCTGAAAGGTCCGATAATAATTCTCAATTAAAAATGGCAGATGAGGTTTGGTGTTTTGGTGAAGTATCAAGTCAAAGAGATTATAAAATTGCAGTAGAACTTAGTTGTGATTTATGGCAAATGGCTTAAGGGGAGTGTTATAATGAACAGAGAAGAAATAGATAATTACACAGAAGTGATAATTCCAAATATAGAGCGAGAACTTATGAATGAAAATCTTCTAGATAATGAGAAGTTAGAAATATATAACTTATATCATGATGTATTGAGAGCAGTAGCACCTTATAATTTCATTGTTTATAATATGTATTTAGAACTTGAAGAAGATAAAACCTTAGATTCAAAAGGCTTCTATCATCACCGAAAGGAGCACATGGGAGAATTATTCCAAACACTAGATGATATGGAAAGTAAAGATATGTATGATATATTGATTGTAACTATGCCACCACGAACTGGGAAAACAACAAGTGGCATAAGGTTCCTTTCATGGATAATGGGAAAGTACCCAGAATACACACAGTTAGCTACCTCGTATTCAGACAGTATAACTACTTCGTTTTATATTGGTACAATGGAAGTTGTACAAAGCCAAGCTTTCAAAGATATTTTCCCAGATGCACCCTTGGTAAATCAAAATGGTAAACGAGAGGAAATTTGGCTTAAAGTATTTAAACGATATCCCACAATAACCTATGTACCCATAGGGGGTTCAATGACAGGTAGGGCAGAGTGTAGTAAATATCTATACTGTGACGATTTAGTTAGTGGTATAGAAGAAGCATTAAGTGTTACAAGATTAGAAAAGTTAGTACAAACTTATAATGTAAACTGTAAACAAAGAAAAAAAGATGGTTGCAAGGAAATTCATGTAGCTACACCTTGGTCTGTCCATGATGTTATTGCTAATGTTACTGGAATGAATGAAGGAAACCCAAGATGTAAGGTAATTGCAATGCCTTGTTATGACGAAAAGGGAGAAAGTCAATTTGATTTTGTTGGTGGATTTTCTACTGCATATTATGATGATATGAAAAAATCTATGGATTCTGCTAGTTTTAGTGCATTATATCTGCAAGAACCAATTGAAAGAGAAGGGTTATTATACCATCCAGACGATATGAAATATTATATGAGCTTACCAAATGAAGCACCAGATACTATTGTGGCAATATGCGATAGTAAGAATTTAGGAAATGATTATGTTGCTAGTCCAGTTGGTTATATTTATGGTGATGATGTATATATTGTGGATGTAGTTTATAATAATGGTTTACCAGAAATTACAAGACCACTTGTGGCAAATAAATGGTTGGAACATAAAGTAGTAAGAGCAGATATAGAACTTAATAATGGTGGAAATTATTATGCAGAGGATTTAGATAAACTAATAAAAGATGAAGGTGGCAAAACAAGTATAAAAATATTCTATAGTGGTAATAATAAGTTGACTAAGATTATAACTTATTCGGATTTTGTTAAGAAAAACTTCATTTTTAAAGATATTAGTACGTATTCTCCTCATAGTGAATATGCTAAGTTTATGAAAGATATGTTTAGCTTTACACAAATGGGAAAGAATAAACATGATGATAGTGTAGATTCTATTGCTATGTTAGGGCAAATGGTACAAGAAATCGGTGGAAATACAATTAAATTCTTAGACAGACGAAGATTAGGATTATAAAAAGGAGGAATAAAGATGATTTTGAAGGGCAGAGAAAAAATAGTAACTGAGTTTAACTCAGAAGATTTAAAAGATTTTGAAAATCTGAGAACATTACTGAATACTAGTCGAGCAACACATTTAGAAAACAAAGCTGATATTGATTATCTTATAGCATATCGTAACGGTATTCAACCAGTATTGCTTAAAGAAAAGGTTGTAAGAGACGAAATAAACAACAAGGTGGTAATTAACCATGCACAAATGGTAACTAGAAATGTTATTGGTTATTTTCTGGGTAATCCAATCCAATATATCCAAGCAGGGGCAAATGGTAAGGACGAAATAGACTTACTCAATAAGTATGTAGCCTATGAGGATAAATACTCCGTAGATAAAGAGATAGGAGAGTTTCAGAGCATCTGTGGTACGGCTTTCCGTATAATCTACACGGATGGTGTATATGGAGACGAAGTTCCATTTGAAGACAAAGCATTAAACCCTGCATCAACGTATGTTGTATATGAAAATAATATAGCAGAAAGACCTATTATTGGAGTGACATATTACACTTTATTGAATGATGAAGGAGAAGTTAAAGGTACAAAAGTATATGCCTATACTGACTTTGGACTGTATGAAGTGGAAGTGGATACTGATGGACTTGTAATAACTCCAGATGATGTACAGTTCTCACCATATAATGTAGGTGGAGTCCCAATTATAGAATATCCTAACAATATGTGGAGAATAGGTGACTGGGAACTATGCATTGGTCTTATGGATGCAATCAATAGCTTGCAGAGTGGTAGACTTGATGATATAGACCAAGTTATACAATCTCTTTTGGTATTTGTTAATGCTGACATTGATGTTGATGGATATGATGAAATGAGAGAAAGAGGAGTTGTACTTCTTAAGAATAACTCTGGAAATCCAAGTTCGGTTGACTCAATAACTAACACATTAGACCAATCAGGAATGAATCAGTTCTCACAAGAACTCGAAGCACTATTGTACGCACTTATTGGTATTCCAGATAGAAATAGTCGAAGTGGTGGTGGTGGAGATACTGGTCAAGCCGTTGAACTTAGAGATGGATGGGCAGATTTGGAAATCCTTGCTAGAAATAAAGAATTGATATACAAGAGGTCTGAGAAAATGGCTTTGAGGATTATTCTTAAAATAATGAACAATAAAGAATCTATGGACTTATCACTTATGGATATAGATATTAAATTCACTAGAAACAAGAATAATAACTTGATGATAAAATGTACTAGTTACTCAACGTTATTAGCTACTAAAACTTTGTCACCAGCTGATTGTTTAACTATTGTGGATTTGGTTTCAGATGTAAATGAGTATATTGCGAGAGGAGAAGTATTTTGGGGTGATGGTTTTGCAGGACAAATTGAAAATAACAATAGGGTTGAGATGTCAAATGTTCAATTGGAAACTGCTAAGAATCCACCAGAGCAAGTAGAAGGAGAAGTAGTTCAACCCGTAGCACCAGTTAAATCTGAAAAGAAAATATTAGAAAGTAAAGTACAAGGAGGTAAATAATGCGTGATATAATAGTAGACTTAAATAGTCTTGATACTAGGATAATATTTAGTGAAAACTATATAAAAGAGGGAGAAAACAAGGCATCTAATCTTATTATTACTCTTAATCCCGAATTTATAGATATTGCTTATTCATATAAGATTAAATTCAAATTGAATGATAATGCCCCAGTTTTAACAGAAGATTTAGTTCCAGTTGAAGATGTAATAACGTATACTATCACTAATGTTAACACTTTTGAAATGGGAAGTCTTAGATGTGAATTACAAGCATATGATATAGATAACACTTTACTGAAAAGTGCAAGTATAACTCTAAATGTAATAGAATCTGTAGATGGTCTTGCAGTAGAAGTACCAACAGACTATGAGATTTATATTACCATGATAGAGCATTATATGGACAATGTACTCTATGACCCAAGTCTAAAAGAAGTTGATGTTTATGATATGGACAATATGGATGAAAGTGCAACTAAGAAAATATATACCGTAATTGAAAGAGCCAAACTAGATGATATAATTGGTGATGTAAATGCTAATCCCGATACTTATGTTATTAGGGATGGTATAGGTGGAACTCAAATTGGTCACATTGACTTTGATACTAATCCAACTGCCGACCCATTAGAGATTGGTAGGATGCAATGGAGTGAAACAGATGGTACTGTTACCATTGGTATTGGAACTGCCGAGATAGAAATAAATCAAGCACAGTTTATGAAAGCACAGAATCTTGTTGGTAGAACTATACAAGTTGGAGAAGTTGTTGCTATTAATGGTTCTAATAATGATGTTCCAACATTTATATTGGCAGATGCAGATGGAAGTAATCTTTCTAAAAATGTATTTGGATTAGTTTCAATCGAATCAGTTATTGATGGTGATATAGGTTCTGTATTGACACAAGGAATGGTGCATAATGTTGATACGAGTTTATTTGTAGATGGTGATGAATTATACCTAGATGTTGTAGGTGGTCAAATGACAACTATTATGCCATTACCTCCTGCCGAGCCTATATTCGTAGGTTACTGTATAAAGGCTTCATTACAAGGTGAATATGATGGTATCATATATGTTATTCCAGTTAAGTACCCAAGTGCAACTAAGGTATCTGTATTTGATGACCTTGGTTATTATGATGGAACAACTGCTGAAAGTGTATTTGAAGAAATAGGATATAAACTGCAAAAGGGATATGGTGAGATATATACCAATGTAGGTGCAACCCCACAGACAGTTTTAACTGGTGCAGGATATACAAAATTGACACCAGTATGTTCAGTTGGATTAGCAGTTAACGCAACTCCTTCTGCACTAAACCAAAATATAACAATAGATTTAGATGGTGTATATAATTTAAGTTATACTGCAAGTAGTGAAGTTAGTGTAAATGCAGTTTTATATTACACTATATTTAGAAATGGTGTTCAACTTCAAAATATAAGTGCTAGTGTAACAAGAACTAAAAATATATATAATGTAATAGCTATTGGTGGTATAGTGGAATGTCAAAGTGGTGATGTACTCGATATTAGATTTAGACATAATGCAGGGGTTAGTGTAATTATAACACAATATTATACTAATTTTAGTGCATCAATAGTATAAGATTTATCCATACTAACATTGTTTGTAAATGGGAATAATAATGTTGGTATGAGTATGAATAAAAGGAGGAATTATAATGGCAATCACACAAATCTCTATAGAAAATGGAGTTAACAAAGTTAAACGATATAATTGCCTAACTACTGATTTACAGAGTGCGTATCCTACGGATGGTGCAGACGGTTCTGTAATGGTAATAATAGGAGCAGTTAGTGGAAAAGCTAGTGGTTATTGTACGTTACTAAACGGTCAATGGATACCAGTAAAAGTTAAGCCTAATTTGGAAGGAGTAATTGCATTTGTTCCAATTGCAGATTTAGTAGGGGATTTAACAATTGACTTTGAAGATGCAACTATCAAGAATGTAGTTATGAGTACCCCATTTGATATTGCACAAGTAGAAACTGCAACATTGGTTGGAACTATAACTGGTGCAGGAGATATTACAGTAACAATTACAAGCGAAATCGTAGTTGGAAGTCCTTTAGCAGTTCAAGTGGCAGTATTGGTTGACGATACACCATCTGATGTGGCAGAAAAGATTAGAGTGGCTTTACAAATTGAAAGTGCAGTATCTACACATTATGTTGTTAGTAAAGATGGGGACGATATCATATTAACTGTAAAAGTTATAGCAGATGATGATACAACATTAAATATTGCAATCGCAGATGATACAGCAGTAGGAGTTACAGCAGTAGTAAGTTCGGTAGATACAGTTAGTGGTGGAATCAATGCTAAGACAATTGGATTGGCTAATGTGCCAAATATCTGTAAGTTAAATCTACAAATCATGGAAACTAATGGTTCAGTAATAACTTGGTTCGCAGGAATAACTTGGTTAGGTACAACTTTAGTTCCTGCAATTAATACACTATACGATTTAGAATTTGCCACTTTTGATGGTGGAACTTCTTGGATAGAACAAGCATAATTTAGATTTATTGAGAGAAATTAAAACCTCTCTCTCTCTTATGCATAATTTGTACACTTAATAGGTATTATAATAATGAAATAAATAATGTGTTGGAGAAGTGATTCTATGACATGGTATTAGGAGGAATAAATAATGGCAGAATTTACACAAGAGCAAATAGACGAAATGATAAACAACAAAGTAACAGAGGCAAGGAAAGGCTTATTCTCAGAGGAAGAAGTAAACAAAAGAGTTACTTCTGAAACTGATAGGAGAGTCGAAAGTGGAATCCAGAAAGGTCTGGAAACAAGCAAGTTGAAATGGGAAACCGAATATTCTGAAAGGGCGAAACTTAGTGCTGATGAATTAGCTAAAAAAGAATATGATGAAAAATTAAAAGATGTTTCTTTAAGGGAACAAAATATAAAAAAGAGAGCTAATAATCTTGAAGCAAGAGATATGCTATCAGAAGCACAGATACCCAAATCGCAATATGATAAATTAATGACCATGCTTGTATCTGATGACGTTGATATTACAAAATCTAATGTTCAGAACTTTATTGACAGTTATACAAGTTCAAAGAGTGAAATCGAAACAAGAATTAAGAGCGAGTACACAAAAGTACCACCTCCAAAAGTAGGTCCAGGAAACGAAGTAGTAACAATTAAAGAATTTGCTAAAATGGGTTATGGGGATAAATTAAAATTTAAAACTACAAATCCAGAACAGTATAAAGAATTTATAAAATAATCTAAGATAAAAAAGGAGATAGAAATATTATGGCAGGAACAAATTTAAGTTTTCCCTTTGATGCAGAACTATTCAACTATTCATGGAGAAATGTACCAGATTTAGTATTAACATCAATGATAGAATCTGGAGCAGTAGTAAACGATAGCGAAATCGCTGGAATGATATCTAATGGTTCTAACTTTTACACAGTACCTTTTTATAATGTACTAACTGGAACAGAAGATGTATATAATGGTGTAGATTCATTTACTGGTGGTTCAATTACTGGTGGAACATATAGTGGTGTTGTATATGGTAGAATGGCTAAATGGAGTGCAATATCTTTCATTAAAGACTTCAACTCTGGTGCAGACCCAATGGCTCAAATCGTTAGTGGAGTAGCAAACTTCTATATCAAAGCTAGACAAACTAGACTTTTAGGAATACTAGCAGGAGTATTTGGTATCACTGGTAATGCAGAATGGACTAAGCATATTACAGATATATCAACTGCACTTAGTACTACAGACCCATTAATAAATAAAGTTGGAGCAACTACAATTGCAGATGCTTGTGTTAAGGCTTGTGGGGATAATTCTCAAGATTTCTCTCTAGTAATTATGCACTCAATCGTTGCAAGTAGATTCGCTAATCTTCAATTGCTAGAATTTAGTAAGTATACAGATGCTAGTGGAATAACTAGAGATTTACCAATTGGTACAATCAATGGTAAGACGGTAATCGTTAATGACGGAGTTCCAGTAACTGCAAATGCTACTGATACAGACGAGTTCGATTATGTAACTTATATCCTTGGTATGGGTGCAATTCATTATGCAACTGCCCCAGTAGATGTACCATCTGAAATGGATAGAGACCCAAATGCAACTGGTGGTGTTGATTTAATATACACTAGAGTAAGGGAAACACTTGCACCTTATGGATTCTCATTCACTGGGGACGTAACTACAGATGTTGGTATGCCAGATGCAAACTTATTCCTAGCAACAAACTATGCAATAAAAATGCCAGAGAAATCAATAATGATGGCTAAAATAATCTCTAATGGTTAATTGAAAAAAAGGAGTGTTTTGAATGTACGTTTATCAGAATGGTAAATTGTATCGTCAAGACGGTGAAAAACTAGTCGGGGTTAACATATACCCCGATAAAGTTTTACTTATTGAAGGTACTGAGACAACAATCGCAGAGGAATATAAAATGTATTCACACTATGAAGTAAGATGTAAATTTCAAACAGATGCAGTTCCATATATATTCCCTAGAGAACCAAAAGAAGAATTAAAAGTAGAACCTAAGAAAGTAGCACCAAAGAAAGCAGCTAAGCAAGAAGTGAAAGTGGAGGTAGATAATAATGAGCCAACTAAGTCAGTTAGAAAAACTAAAACTACTCCTAGGAAATCCACTAGAAAGTGATTCTCTACTAACTCTTTATTTGGATAACGCAAGTGATATAATTTGTGATTTAAGAAATTCAAATCTTGTAGAAGTTGTATATCTGAATTTACAAGTTAAAATGGCAGTAGAAATGTACAATAAAATAGGAGCAGAAGGTCAGTTATCTCATAGTGAAAATGGAATAGCTAGAACATATCAAACTGCTGATATTTCAAATAGTCTATTATGTCAAGTCATGCCAATGGCTAAGACACCTTTCTCTAATATAAGGGTGGTGTAGTTATGAGAACTCTAGCTAGAAACAAAGTTAAACTATGGCTAGTTACTCCATTGACTTCATCACCTTTATTTGATATTGATGGATATGATACTGGAGAATTTACACTTAATTATGCTATTCCAACAATTGTTTATATTAGTTTATTCCCATCCAATAGTGCTGTAACCGAACGAATATTTGGTAAAGACTCGCAATTGGATATGATATCTGTCAGTAATGAAGTTGCGTTAACCGAGGATGATTTGCTGTTCTTAACTGAACCACTTGATAATTTTGGAACAACCTATGACTATAGATTGACAAGTATACAAAAGAGTATCAACACTTATAATTATGGATTTAGGAGAAGAACGTAATGGGAAATCCAGTAACTAGGGGATATCAAAGTTCCTCAGATTTACACTTTACAGTTGATATGAATAATTTATCCAGAAGTATTACACAATGGAGACATTTAGAAATTGCATATGATAAAGGTGTTCGTAAAGGAATAGAAGAAGTAGCTGATAGACTTAAAGATAAGATAATTTTTAATCTTGGTAAATATGGATTGGCCAATAGTGAAATAGCACATAGTATATCAGTGGTTGATAATGGAAAAGGAATATCAGTAATAATTGGTAGTGACTATGCAATCTATGTAGAATATGGAACTGGTGTAGTCGGTAAAACGGGTAAACAACATCCTAAATTAAAATTGGGATGGGTATATGATGAAGGTGATAACGGTGAGCGAGGGTGGTTTTATCCAACAACACAATCAGACCCAAACCCTAATAAGCATACCTACAAAGGTCAATTATATGGGTGGACAAAAGGTGAAGAATCAAGACCATTTCTATACGATTCTTGGAGATGGGCAAGAGCAAGTTTCACACAAATTATATCAAAAAATGTAAAAGCAGAGGTAAAAAAAGTTAGAGGGGTGAGATAAATGGTAATAGATATTATCAATGAGATTTATACAAATTTAAAGACAACACTTACTGATGTTACAGTATTACAGAATTATCCATCCACCACTCCAATCTTCCCATGCTTAGTGATAGAGGAAATAAGTAACACAAGTAATTTGAATACAATTAACACTTTAGGGGAACAATATAACGATATAACGTTTGAGATAAATATATTCTCAGATAAGACAAATAAATTATCAGAAGTAAAGAAGATTCGGGGAGAGGTAGATGCCATAATGAGTGGGCAGTATAGAATGAGCAGAAGTTCATCAAATTCAATTCCAAACTATCTTGATACGGATGTATATAGATATAATCTTAGATATGATTGTACTATAGGGGAAACAAAACAATTATTTAGGAGGTAAGTAATATGGCAATGTCAACTGCAACAACAACTTTGAAATATGCTACTTCTTCTGCTCTACAGATAGAAACTGCTACTGTTGTGGGTACGATTACCCAGGCAGGAAACGCTACAGTAATAGTCACTGGCAGAGATATAAGTGGTAGTCCAATAACTAATCAAGTGGCAGTAGCTTTGGATGATACTGCTTCACAAGTAGCAGAAAAGATACGAGTAGAATTATCATTACTTCCAGATATAACAAATGTTTATACTGTTGGTGGAACAACTAGTGATGTTATTTTAACTAAGTTAGTTGCAACCAATGATGATACTACTTTGAATATATCTGTAGATAATGGAACTTGTACTGGAATAACAACTGCTTTAACATCTGTCGATACGTTAGCAGGGGGGACTTATTTAAGTCTAGTAGCAATCAATAGTTATCCAGATATGGGCTCAACTCCATCTAAATTAGATACTACTGATATGGCACAATCGACTTACAAAACTAGTATTCTTGGATTACAAGAAGTGCCAGACTTGACATTTGAATGTAATTATGATGAAACAATTTTTAACACTATAAATAGCCTTAATGCCAGTAATTATTTCTTTCAGTTAGTATTTGGAATAGCAGATGGCAAATTCGATTGGCAAGGTCAAGTTAAAATATACGCAATGGGTGGGGGAGTAGACGAAGTTAGGAAGATGACAGTTACACTCTCTGCATCTACACCATTAGTATTTGGAGTAGTAGCTTAGTAAAAAAGGAGGAATTAGAATGGCAATATCAACTGCAACAACGAGTTTAGATTATGGAACAGACGGAGTAGCTTATGATAAACTAATAGACATAATTTCATATCCAGACATGGGTTCTACACCATCTAAATTAGATACAACTGATTTGGGAGCATCTGTATACAAGACAAGTATTCTTGGATTACAAGATGTACCAGACCTAACATTTGAAGCTAATTATGATGAGGGAGTATTCAATACAGTAAACAATTTAAATGCACCATCTTATTATTTCAGATTAACATTTGGAACTGCTGATGGAGTATTCAAGTTTCAAGGTCAAGTAAAAATCTATGCTATGGGTGGGGGAGTAGATGAAGTCCGTAAAATGACAATTACACTATCTGCTTCAACCCCAATAGTATTCAGTTAAGAGGAGGAATAAATTATGGCAATGTCAACTGCAACAACTTCACTATTAACTAGTGCAACGCAAGGTGGAACATATGCAAGTCTAGTTGATATAATCAGCTATCCAGATATGGGTTCAACTCCAAGTAAGCTAGACACAACTGATTTATCAGCATCCGTATTTAAGACTTCCATTCTTGGATTACAAGACGTTCCAGATTTAACTTTCGAGTGTAATTATGATGAAGCAACTTATAATACAATAAATACTATTACTGGAACACAATGGTTTCATTTAGCTTTCGGAGAAGTTACTCTTGGAGCAGGAGAATTTGGAACATTTGAATGGTCTGGACAAGTTCAGATTTATGCAATGGGTGGAGGTGTTGATGAGGTTAGAAAAATGACAGTAACTTTATCAGCTTCAACTCCATTAACTTTCATTCCAGTAGCATAATTTAAAGCAATATAGGTTATAATAATGTTGGGTGAGGTAGATGAAAATATCTCACCACAATTAAATTCGTAGGAGGAGTAGGAAATGATAATTACAATTAAAGGAAAAGAATGTGAATTAGGGTTTACTTTTAACTCATTCAAGTATATGGAAAATTTTGATGTAAAAGCAATGGATGATATTGAAAACAAACCATTTATGGTTATAGGTGTATTAGAAACACTTTTAATGGGTGCAGTTAATACTTCACCAAAAGTTAAATATTCTATGAATGATGTTTCAGCTTTTATTGAAGAATATATTGAAGAAGAATCAATCACAGAATTACTATCAGACTTAATGGAATTACTTCAAGAGTCAAGTTTTTTCAAGTCACTTCAAAAGACAACAAAGAAAAAGAAATAACTGTTGCCGAACCTTTTGAAGATAAAGAATCAGATGATGTAAAACTTTCATTTATAGAACACATAACAAGTGAATTATTACCAAGTGCCTTAATGATGGGTGTTGATTATGAGTTATTTTGGACATTGAATCCGAAATCATTATCACCTTTCACTAAGGCTTTTTCTTTAAAACAGAAATATGATGATTCTATGGCATGGCAAAGTGGAGTTTATATCAGAATGGCAATAGTTAGTTCACTTAATAAAGAAGCTAAGTACCCTAAAAGACCAATGATGGCAGATAAGGTCAAAGAAAAAGGGATGAGTTCTGAGGAAATTAAAAACAGAGTTATGGCACAATCACAGAAAATAAATGCCAAGTTTGAGAAAAAAGGAGGAAACTAAATGAGTGAGAATATGTTTGTAAATATCCAAGGTAATGCCGATAGCCTACGACACTCTTTGCGTGGAGTCGGAAATAGTTTAGGTAACTTGGATAGAACTACTGCTAGAACAATGGGTAGTATGACAAATTCATTTCAAGGTTTGAATAGAATAATTGGAATAGGAATGATGTATAAATTTGCTAGAGGAATGGCTAGTGCAGTTAAATCTGCATTGGACATGATTGAAGTTAACAATTTATTTGTGGTTTCATTAGGTAACCTGACAGAAGAAGCTATGAAAACTGTTGATTCACTACAACAAGTTTATGGACTAGACCCAACCAATCTAAAAAGTGCTATAGGTGGATTTGCATTACTTTCTAGGTCTATGGGAATGACTACCAAACAAGCAGAAGTTCTATCAACAAATACAACAAGACTTGCTTTGGACTTATCATCTTTAACAAATGTTCCAATCCAACAAGTTATGCAAGATTTAAGGTCTGGATTAGTTGGACAATCTGAAACAGTTTACAAGTATGGTATTGATGTAACAGAAGCTGGACTTAAAACCGAAGCTATGAATCAAGGTATAACTGAATCTGTAAGAAACATGAGCCAAGGTGAAAAGATGGCTTTACGTTATGCTACAATGCTTAGACAAACTACGTTGGCACAAGGAGATTTCGCTAGAACGATTAATGCTCCTGCCAATCAATTAAGGATATTATCAGAAAGATTTGTAACTCTTAGTAGGGCAATAGGAACAATCTTCATGCCTATGTTAAAAGTTGTATTACCTTGGTTAAATGCATTAGTTATGGTACTTACTGATGTTGCTAATAAAATTGCTAGTCTATTTGGATATGAAGCACCTACAAATGCTACTGGATTAAATCAAGTTGGAGAGGATGCAAAAAATTCATCAGATGCATTAGATGGTACTACCAAAGCAGTAGATGGGACAACTAAGGCATTGAAGAAAATGAAAAGTGCCACTCTTGGTTTTGATGAACTTAATATACTACCTAAACCAACAAGTCCCAGTGCAGGAAAAAATGCAGGTGCAGGAGCAGGATTGGATGGAGGTGCTGGAGGAATTTTAAGTGGTATGGAATTACCAACTCTTGGAGAATTACTAGGTGATGTTCCACAAATATCAGATGAACTTAAAAAGAAATTACTTCCAGTATTAGATGGTATATTAGATTTGGTAACATTGATTGGTGTGGGATTTTTAGCATGGAAATTAGCACCATCTATAGCAAATATGTTTTTTGGTGCAAAGGCTCTTGGATTAGCAAGTATATTGGGAAAGGTAAAGGACCTACTGTTTACTGGTGGAAAACTTACAACTGTTAGATTTTTTAGTAGGGTTGCATACCTTCCAATGGCATCCATATTAACTGCTATATCGGGAACACTTATTGTTATGATAGGACGTTTTGTTGACTTGCTTAAGAATAGTGAAAATTTTAGGAACGGTCTTAAAGTTATAAATGATTGGCTTGCTGATGCTACAATTGAGGCATTAAAATTTGTAGGTGCGTTTGAATTTCCACCATTGTTCCAAAAAACACTGGGTAAAATTGGAATAGATTTTGAAGATTTGGCATTAACAATTCTAGGGATAGCATTACTGTTTACACCATTTGGTGCATTTGGAGTAGCTATTCTAGCATTTGAAGCGTTCACATTACTAGTAAGAGGAGTTGGGAAACTTTTTTCTCCTGCTATTGAATCCGTGGATGTTCTTGGGGAAGGTATATCAGATGTAACTAACAAGAAGATGAAACCATTTATGAAAGCAGTTGATGATGTAAGAAGCTCATTTACTGAATTGGGTTTTACTGGAGAAATAATTGATGATGAAACTCTTAAAGAATTAAAAAAAGATGTTAAAACTGTAACACAAATAATAGTTGATGAACTTGATGCAGATAAAAATGAAGCATTAAAAAACTTAGAACCGTTAAGAGATGTAATGTCAAAAGAAGATTTCGACCAAATGAGACGAGATGCTGAAAATTATTATGAGGGAGCAAAAACAACAGTTGCAGATAATGAGGCTGAAATATTAAGAATAATAACAACTGCAAATGAAGCTGGTGTAGAAGTATCAGATGAAAACCTTAAGAAAATAGCAAAATTAAATGAAGAATCAAATGCAATAGGAGTTACCAATCTTGTTGATAACAATGCAGAACGTATGACAATAATGAGACGAATGGGTGCTAATACAGCTGCATTAACTGTTGAAGAGGCTAGTAAGGTATTGATTGAACAAAAGAAAGCAAAAGAAAAGGTTATTGAAAATGCTGAAAATCAATATTCAAGACAATTACTGTTGGCAACTGCTTGGTATGGTGAAAATGGTGTTAATAACAAAGAAGCCTATGATGCAATGGTACTGGCTGCTGATGAAAATAAAGAAGCTATAGTTGAAAGTGCTGAAAAAGGTTATGAAAAAATAAATAAAAAAACAAGAGAGAAGTTAGGAGAAAATGCAAAATTTATTGATGAAAACAATAATGAAGTTCTTGGTATTTGGGACAAATTTTGGATAAAATTAGATGGTGGGCGTAGTGCTGCACAAGAGGAGCAGGCTAGAAAGAATAAAGAGGCCAATGCTAAAATGTTAACAGGTTTTAAGGAATATTTTAAGAATGTCGGTATTGAACTTGAAAAGTGGAGGGTTAATAGTAATAAAGAGTTACAGAAATGGGAAGATAAAACGTCCCTTAAGCTTGCAGAAGGATGGGCAAGATTCATGAAAGGCTGGAGTGGCTTTTGGACAGAATTAGGTAAGGGTCATGCCGAATCACAAGAAGAACAGATAGAAAAGAATAACAAAGCAAACGCTAAAATGTTAGAAGATTTCAAGGGATATTTTAGTGATAGACTTACTGCGTTTGAAGAATGGAGAGTACAAAGCAATAAAGATTTGGATAAATGGTCAGAGGAACAATCTATTAAAATTGGTCAATGGAAAACTAGAATGTTATTAAAAGCAGAAGAAGGTTGGGTAGACTTTGCAAGGGGATGGAACTCAACACTTGCGACTATGGGTGGATGGTACAATGATATGTATCAAATTGGTGTAGATTTATTAGATGGATTATTTGAAGGTCTTAAACCATCTAACTGGAAAATATACAATTGGGGAGTAAGATTTATAAATGAATTTATTGCTAACTTACCTCATTGGATGGATAGAATGAAATTAGTAGGTAAAGATTTGCTAAGTGGATTATTTGGAGGTCTTAAACCATCTAACTGGAAAATATGGGATTGGGGAAGTAGTCTTATAAATAGACTAAAAACTAGACTTGGTATTCATTCTCCTTCAACAGTTATGCGTGACGAAATAGGTAAATTCATGGGATTGGGTTTAGCCATTGGACTTGGAAATACCACAAAAGATATTGTTGGAACTGCTGGACGCATAGTTGATGGTATAAAGGGTCAGTTTGCAAATGTTAACTTAACTCCAACTAGTGACTTCTCTGCTACTGATATGGCATTAAAAGATATTGATAATAAGGTATCAACTACTGCAACAATGAACGTAGATAACACAGACTTTTCAAAATCAGTTTATGATTCTGTTTATAGTGCAATAGACAATGCAATGAAATCCCCAGACAACTCGCAAGAAGTAGTATTAAATGTTGGTGGAAGTGAATTTGGTAGAGTTGCAATAAACACAATCAATAAGATTACGAAAAGTGAAGGAAGATTGGCATTAAATATTTAGAA